TACGCCCCTTGATGTCGGTTTGCAGCTAGCGCCGGTTGGCAACGACGGTCCCGACTTCAACGCGCTCAAGTACGCCTTTGAGGATGCCGTCCGCAACAACCAGCCGTACATCGACCAATGCCGGCTAAATTACGAGACGCGCTACGCCATTTGGAACGGACAGTCCGCTGACGGCAAGAAGCACTCCCGCGAGGGCAGCAAGGCCAGCCCCACGCCTTGGGACGGAGCCAGTGACCTGCGGGTGTTCCTGGTGGACAACATCATCAACAAGAAGGTCGCCATGCAGTACATGGCGTTCCGCCGGGCCAACCTTTCCGCCGTTCCGGTTGAGGGCAACGACCTTCAGCGAGCCAACACCGTCAGCAATTTCATGCGGTGGCTCATCAACACGCAGATCCCAGAGATTGACCGCGAGATTGAGCTGGCCAGCAACTACTTGAACGAGAAGGGCATCGCCGTCATGGGCACCTTCTGGGAGAGCCGGCAGGAAAAGACGCTGGTCAACGTTTCGCTGCAAGATCTTCAGCAGCAGTTCCCGCAAATCAACATGGAGGCGCTGATTCAGGACGACGCCGCTGCGGACGACCTGAAGAGCATTTTTGAGGAGCAGTACGGCTGCACCAAGTCCAAGGCGGCCAAGATGCTCAAGGAGCTGCGCAAGACTGGCGAGACGACCGTGCCGATTGAGGGGCCGAAGCGCAGTTATCCCGTGTTGCGGGCGTTCAACCTCGACGAGAACCTGTTTATTCCGTCGTTCTCGTTGGACCTTGAGAACGTCCCCGGCATCTACCGCGTGGAGTATTTCTCCGCTGAGCAGCTGCGGTCAATGGTCAAGACGGATGGCTGGGACTCTGAGTGGGTCGAGAAAGCCATTAACACGGTGCGCGGCAAGCTGATTACCATCAGCCCGTCCGAGTACCTCCAGCCTATTTCCCGCTCGTTTGTCTACACGCAACAACGCTTCACCGACAAGATTGGTGTTGTTTACGCCTATCAGCGGTTGTCTGACGAAGACGGCGTACCGGGAATCTATTGCACGGTGTTTAACCCGTGGATGCCGCCCGACCAGAATCAACCTGGCTACGCCAAGTTTGGCCTGCTGGGTTACGCGCACGGGCAGTATCCGTTCACGCTGATGCGGCGTGAATACTTGAGCCGCAAGCTGCACGATTCCCGTGGTCTGCCTGAGCCGGGCAAGCCCTGGCAGGATCAGATCAAGGCGCACAAGGATGCCCGCATTGACGCGGCCAGCCTTTCCGTGCTGCCCCCGCTGTGCTACCCGCAGGGCCGTCCGCCGGGTCGCTGGGGTCCAGGTTCGCTTATCAGCGAGCGCCGGCCCGGCGAGTATCACTACGCTGACCGCCCGATTCCTGACATGAACACGGACGATTCCGAAAATCGTCTGGAAGCGTCGTTCAAGGAGTACAACGGTTTTGCCAGCAATGAGGGCGATCCGGCCATCGACCCGATCTACAACCAGTTTGAGATCGACAAGTTCTTGTCGGCGCTGTCTCGCGTGTTCCGCCAGGTGTGGAAGCTGTACAAGCAGTACGGCAACGAGCAGGTCATGTTTCGCGTGATGGGCGTTCGCACTGCAGACCCGATTTTGTTTGAGAAGGGCGACGTTAACGAGGAGTTTGATTTTTACCTCGCGTGGGACGTGCAGTCGCCGGACTTCAAGCGGATGAGCGAGAAGTGGACCGCCATCATCCAAGGCGCCCAGACGCTTGACCGCAATGGCGTCATTAATTGGGCCGAGCTGTGCCAGGCGTTTATTGCGTCGATTGACCCGAACATCGCCGAGCGCATCATTCAGCCCGTCGAGGCCGGCCAGCAAAAGGTCGTGGAGGACGAGCAAAGCGATCTTGCTCAGATCTTTGCCGGCATCAACAAGAACATCAAAATCGGCACGCCCCCGCAGCTTGGACTTCAGGTCATTCAGCAGTACCTGCAAAGCCCCGACGTCCAGCAGCGGTACGCGCAGGATCAGGCGTTCAAGGAACGTATTGACGCCCGCGCCAAACAGTATCAGTTCCAGATCCAGCAGCAGCAGAACGCCCAGATTGGGCGCCTGGGTGCCGCCATGCCGGGTCCGTCTAACCAATGAAGAAGCGCCAGCTCTACACGCCCAAGGAACGCTCGGATCGCATTGCTCAGTCGATGTTTCGGTTGATCGGCAACGATGCCTTTCAAACGTTCATCGACGAGCTGCGTGAACAGCAACGGGCGGCCATGCTGGACAGCGTGAATGACGCTGTAGTGGGCAACGACCGGAAGAGCCTGGTCGCTGCCGGCGAAATCCGCGCCTACGAGGCCATCATCGGGATGTACGACGACTTTATTGCACAGCAAGTGCAACAAGGGGAGATTGAGAACGAGGCTCGCGCCTCGTAATCAGTTGGGCTATTAGCCCGTCTGATAATTTGTTGTTGACAAGCATGGCATTAGGCTGCCTTAACGCAGCCACTAGCCCACCATAGCTACGCAGTCACCTGAGACTATAAACCATGCCCAACGATACAGTCGAAGCTCCCTCGCAAGCTGTTGAAGCGGCTCCGCCGCCTGAGACGAATAGCGATGCTCCCAAGCGCAGTAATCTGAGTGTAGCTGAAGCAGCAGCCCGCCTCCTTAACATGGAGTCGGAACGAGCTGATGCAAAGGCCGCACAAATGGCAAGCCAGCCTGCGCCCGCCGAGAATAATTCGGCTTCCGACAGCTCTGCCGAACCAGATGCGGCTACCACCGAATCTGCAGAAGTTCCTGTTTCAGAGGCACCTGCCGATGAAGCTGGAATGGACGACGTTCCTTCTCAGGACCTTCCTGACGACATCAAAAAGAAGGTAGCCAAGCGGATTTCGACCGAGTTTGCGAAGCGAAAGGCAGTAGAAAGGGAACTGAATGACCTGAAGTTGCAGCTTACCCAGTTGCAGCAGCAGCAAACTCAGCAACCCGTTCAACCGCCCGTAATTGCTCCGCTTCCTCAGGGCGTAACGCCTCTTGCTCAAATCGAAGATGTTGGCCAACTCCAAACGCTTGCCCAGCAAGCCAAGGAAGCCAAACGCTTCGCACAAGAGCAATTGGACCGGGATGATTTTGAGCCAGTGCGAATCGGGGACGAAATCCTCGACCGTCAAAAGCTCAAGACTATCGTTCGCAACGCCAATAAAACTCTAGAGGACGACATTCCTCAACGAGTCCAGTTCCTTCAAGCCCGAAACCAGGCGCAACAGATTGCTTTCGAGAAGTTTCCCTTCTTGAGGGACAGATCTACGCCTGAATACGTGCAAGCCCAGCAAGCCTACATGGCCATGCCGTGGCTAAAAAATCTGCCCAATGCCGATTGGATTATTGGCGTTCAGATTGAAGGACTAAAGGCGTTGCAGGCTAAGGAAAAGAAAGCCGGGGTCAAGCCTACTAAGGCAGCTCCATTTTCTACCAAGCCTCCCACCGGACAATCTGTTGTATCTTCTGCTAGTGGCGACGTGCGGACACCTTCCGCTACTCGATCACAAGCCCAAATTGAGTCGATGAGAAGTGCCCTGTCTAGGAAAGGCGGCGTCTCGCAGAACGAAGCGGCTCAGTTCCTTCTGGCCCGTGAACTTGCTAAACAAAATCGTTAAACCATGGCTCTCAGCACTACCTACAATGTCGCCGGTGACCGCGAGGATCTCACCGACTTCCTGACCATCCTTGCTCCCGAGGATACCCCGAAGATCTCCACCTTCGCCAAGACGAAGCGGATGACCAATGCCTACCAAGAGTGGCAGGTCGATTCGCTGTCCGCTGCTAACTTCAGCGGCGTCCTCGAAGGCCAGGACGTTCTCTCTTTCACCAACCAAGCCGTCAACCGTGCTCGTATCGGTAACTACGTTCAGCAGTTCCGCGAGCAGTGGATGGTTTCCCGCCTGCAAGAGGCGTCGGACGTCGCTGGTATCTCCAGCGAAGTTGCGAATGCCAAGATGAAGGCGATGCGCGAGATCAAGCGCGACATCGAAGCCTGCATCGGCTCCGACAACGACCGCCAGCAGGAGGCCCCGCCGGCCCCGTACAAGCTCCGCGCCCTCGGCAAGTGGATTTCCGCCACCCCTGGCACGGACGTCCCGGCTGCGTTCCGCACGCCGGCTGCGAACATTGACACCACGGCCACGGCTTCGCTGGGTGAGTCGGCGTTCAATGACGTGTTCCAGTCGATCTTCCAGCAGGTCGGCGGCCGCCGCAGCTACACGCTGTTCGCGGGCCCCAACCTGAAGCGGGCGATCTCCAAGTTCCAACGCGCCGAAGGCAGCTCCGGCACCACCAAGACCTACATGGTCACCCAGGATGCTGAAAAGCACCAAGTTGACCTCGACGTCACGGTGTACGTTGGCGACTTCCATACCGTCACCATCGTGCCTGACCTGTTCAACGGCATTGCGGACGGCGCGGACATCAGCACCACGACCAACCAGCAGAAGGCCCGTGGCTACGTCATCGACCCCGAGCTGGTCGGCATCGGCTACATGCTCGGCATCGAGTCGAACGAGCTGCCTGACCTCGGCGGTGGCCGTCGCGGGTTCATCCTCGCGGCGCTTACCCTCATGGTCAAGAACCCGCTCGGCCTCGGCAAGTTCGCGGCCACGTCCTAACCGTAAAACAAGGAGGAAATCACAATGGCTGATACAGCAATTACCATCTCCCGCGCCCGCACCAACAACCTCTCCCTTCAGGAGCAGGCTCGCGGGTTTTCGCACAAGTTCAGCATCCCTTATGGTGATGTTGCGCTTGGCACCGGCTCGACCGACACCGTTACCGTTACCCTCGGTGCGCTGCCGTCGAACTGGGTCATCAACAATGCTCTGGTGAACGTCAGCACCGCGTTTGCGGGAACGACGGCCTTCACCGTGCAGGTTGGCACGACCACGGCGACCACGGCTCTTGTCACGGCTCAGTCCGTCAAGACCGCTGGCGTTCTGGCCGGCGTCCCGACCACGGCGACCCTCATCAAGGCTACGGCCACGACGAACCTGGTTGCCGTGTTCACCAATGCCACGGGTGGCAGCCCCTCCGCCCTGACGGCGGGTGCGCTGGACATCTATCTGAACATCGTGGACCTGTCGGCTTCGCCCAACCTGGGTTGAGTTGACATTATTGCGAAGGGGCATCCGCATACGGCGGCTCTGCCCCTTCCTTTCCTTTCCTCATGTCGCAACTTGCTCCGACCACCCAAGACGGGATTATCACGAACGTTCCGAAGGAATTTGTTCGCAAATGGTGGAGCGACATTGAGGGCACGATCCCGGAGGAGAAGGTTAAGAACGAGCTGAATCAGGCGATGCTGGCCCGCATCATGGCGGCGCAAGGCAGCACAAAGATTGAGGGGTTGGGTCAACAGGCCGCCCGCATCAATTCCCGCCTGTTTTTCCGGCTTCAGCAGCAGCATGGCAACGCCGTCCATGAGTGGCTGCCCGAGTATCTCAAGGATAACCCGCACATGTGCGCCAAGGGCTATCGGCCCAAGGTAAACCCCGCCCGGCATGGCCTGACGGGAGGCTGGATGCCCAATAAGCCTGCTGCTGCCGCCCAATGAGGACAATCCCCTACAGCCAGGTTCTGTCCAACATTACTGGCCTGATTGGGCTTCCTCTTAGCCGGCTGACGACTGAGACGGCGGAAGTCATCAATAACCTGTTTTACAGCAACGTCCGCCAGCTTTGGGGTGCTGGCAATTGGACGGACATCAGCCCGTATGGCGAAGCCCGGTTTGCCGGCAATCTGCTGACTTACCCCAACGATCTGTCCAAGACGGCGTACTGGACGGCGTACAATGCCACAATCACTGCCAACAGCATTGGCAATCCGGCGGACAATCGGGTTACGGCCAGCAAATTGGCTGAAACAACTGCCAATAGCGAACACAAGGTCGTACAATCCAATTTGGCGGCCTTTCCGACCACGCAGTACCAGTTGAGCGTCTATGCCCGTCCAAATGGCCGGAATTACGTTTATTTGGCCGCTAATGACGGGGTAAACACCTACTCAGGGTTCTTTAACGTCCAAGCGGGTACGGTTGGCACGGTTACAAACTTGCAGAACTGGACCATCCAGCAATGCCCCAACGGCTTTTTCCTCTGCACAATTACGTACCAGACGGACAGCACGGCTTCGGCTCAAGATGTCACGATTTCGGCTAGCACGGACGGTAGCACGCTAGCCTACACGGGCGAGACCAACAAGGGCCTGTACCTGTGGGGCGCGCTGATGATTCAGACGACCAACGTCAGCCCGCAGCAGTTTATTTTGCCACCGGACCAGCTTGGCGAGACCGAGATTGACCAGCTCTTTTCGGCCTGGGTCGATAACCCGGCTATGATTACCTATCCCCGTCAGCAGGGGTTTGTGGTCACGGACCAAGGGTATCAGATGATTAGCTCGGCGGGCGGGTTTATGGGGACCAACGGGTACGTGACTTACAACACGAACCCGGCCAACCCGATTTACATTTACTACCGCAAGGCGCCGTACGCGTATCAGGGCGAAGTATTTGACGCTACGGCTACTTACGCGGTTGGCCAGTACGTCTACTACACTTGGACGACGGGCGCCCGCAAGAACACGGCAGATTACTACAAATGCACGGAGGCCACGACGGCTGGCCAGACGCCCGAGACCAATCCCAGCAATTGGGAGATTCAGCCGGTGCCGGAGCAGTTGTTCAACGCCCTTGTCTGGCAGACCTACGGCGATTGGCTGATTCAAGACGGACAAGCCGAAAAGGCCACGCAAGCCTACCAGATGGCCGAGCAGAAGAAGAACGAGGAGTGGGATCGCATTGAGCGTCAGTCGCCTGATTCGTGGACTATGCGCGTATTTACCCACGTCACCTCAGAAAACCGAGCCTGGTAACCCTTTAACCTGATCCAACATGCCGAATTACACTAATCTCTTCCCCTATCCCAACATCTACCGTGGGACGGCTGTTGCCGATCAGCGGCTGACGGTTAGCAGCGTCGTGGTGACTTTTAGCGCGTTTGCGGACACGACCAATCTCATCGTGCTGGACGTGCAGAACGCCGACGTCATGGTCACGTTCGACGGCTCTGATCCGAGCGCCACCAATGGCCACCGGCTTTACGGCGGCACGCATTACACTTGGAGCCGCGCCACGGCGGCTGCGGCCAGGTTTATTCGTCAGGGCAGCACGGATGGCGTAATCCAAGCCAGCGAGTTCATCCTCTAAGCCATGAACATCGGCATTGGCATTGGCCCTGGGCGCCTTGGATTTGCCCTAGACATGCTGGGGCAGCGTTCCGCCATCGCGTTTAATCAGCATCAGCGGTCTGGGACTTCTTATCTGGTTACTAGCACGAATGCAATTTTGATTACGTCTGCCAACGACCGCATCATTTACGTCTGATAACTCTTACCCTTTACTATCATGGACATTCGGATTAAAGACCTAACGACGACAGTCACGACGCCGGCTTCGGACGATTTTCTGGCTACGGACGGCGCGACGAATGGCACCCGCAAGATGTCCATGGCCGACATTGCGGACACGTCCGGCAGCGTGCGTGACATTCCGCAAAACGCTCAAACCACGGCTTACACGCTTGTGGTTGGCGACAAAGGTAAGCACATTTCTATCACGACTGGCGGCATTACCGTACCAGCGAGCATTTTTAGCGCCGGCCAAGCTGTATCGATTTACAACAATTCAGCAGCTAGCCAAACCATTACTCAAGGCGCTTCTGTTACGATGTATCTTGCTGGTACGTCTACCACCGGAAATCGCACTCTTGCTCAACGCGGCGTTTGCACCGTTCTTTGCGTTGCCAGCAACACGTTCGTCATTTCTGGAGGTGGTCTTACATGAGCATTCTTCAGTCAATCTTGATGGCCGGTGGCGGCCAGGGAAACAAGTTGTTTGCTTGGGGCGCCAATTCATCCAGTTCAGCCGGTGCGCTTGGGCTTGGTGATTTGATTGCTAGATCGTCTCCGGTTCAGGTTGGCGTTGCTACTACGTGGTCTAAGGTGTCTAGCCACGAGCACACGGCAGCAACCCGTTCGGATGGAACGCTGTGGGGATGGGGGTCTAACTTTTTTGGAGAAGTTGGAAACGGGTCTAGCGGTAACAACATTTCTACTCCCGTTCAAATTGGGTCCTTAACAAATTGGTCTAAAATTGCGACAGGAGCTAATTGTACCTTTTCCATTAAAACGGATGGAACGCTTTGGTCCTGGGGCAACAATGGCGATGGTCAATTAGGACAAAATGACCTTACTCAACGAGTTTCCCCAACTCAAATTGGCGCTGCAACATACTGGACTGAAATTGGAGCTAATTCTTTAGCTATTTTGGCAGTAGGCAATTCGGGTCGTTTGTATTCGTGGGGTTACGGAGCCTACGGTCAGCTTGGACTAAGTGATACGCTAACGTATTCTTCGCCAACCCAAGTTGGAGCCAACACTAATTGGTCTAAAGTATCCCAAGGCGGTCTTACGCACGCCATGGCTATTACTACTACTGGCACGCTTTGGGCCATTGGCGGAGACAATTCTTCTGGAGCCCTTGGACTAGGAGATACCGTTAGTCGTTCAAGTCCGGTTCAAGTTGGCGCTCTGACCACTTGGTCAAAAGTTGTTTGCGGCTACAATTTTACCATTGCTCTTAAAACCGATGGTACGCTTTGGAGCTGGGGCGGTAACTCAAGTGGCGCACTTGGTAGGGGTGCTACTTTTTCGGGTTCAAGTCCCGTGCAAATTGGTGCGCTTACAACTTGGAGCGATGTTGTTTCTCAGGAAGGTTCTGTTTTGGCCCTAAAGACCGACGGTAGCCTTTGGGCTTGGGGCGGCAATTCATCTGGGCAACTGGGCCTTGGCGATACCGTTAACAGATCGTCTCCAGTGCAAGTTGGAACTGCCGTTTATTGGGGTGCCATTGGCGGTAGTTACGCATCAGGCTTTGCCATCACCAAATAACCGGCTGAATGTCTGTTACCAAGGTAGTCGTCAGGTCCATACCGGATTGCATTGCGGCCCTAGTCCTTTCCGCTAAACCGGCCAACCTTACTGAGTTTTTGGAGACGGCTCCAGAAATTGCTCAGTTGAAGCGGTCGTATCAGGCTCTGGCGGCGCAACACGCTGCTCAACCTGGTTCCATTGAGTTTGTTGAGTACGACGACGTAGCAGGCGACAGCCATGACCGAGTGAATGCCAAGGAGGTGCTTGGCTATCATTACGCGACGTTTTGCCAGCCGGAATTTTGGCTTAAAGAGCCAAGGACCAAGCCAGTAGTTGACGATTTGGACCTTCAGCTTACGGCATCCATTACCGGTGATTTTGCCGAAGGACGCAGGATTGCCGACAAACTGGCCATCGAGCGTCCCGACGACTCTAGGGCTGCTTTTAACCGAGGCTGGTACGAGTTGATGGATGGCAAGGTAGAACTGGGCTATTCGCTCATGCACCGAGGCCGCCGGGTTGAGATCTTTGGCGACCGCAAGTGCAACAGTTCTAGGCCCGTCTGGAATGGCGAAAAAGGCGTCGTAATGCTTGTTTTGGAGGGCGGCCTAGGGGATCAGCTGCATCAGGTCAGATATGCCGCCAATTTGGTCGCAAAGGGCTGTTCCGTGGTCATTTCATGCACGCCTAACCTGGCCGGCGTCCTAAAGGACGTTGCAGGCGTGTCGGCAATTGTTCAGCACGGCATGGAAGGCGCGGTTTACCACGAATACTGGATGCCGGCCATGTCGGCGCCAATGTTCCTCAAGATGCAGTTGCAGGACATTTGCGGTAAGCCATACATCCCGCGACCGGATGTGCCCGCGCATGAGGGCGTCCGCATTGGCCTTCGTTGGTCTGGCAACAAGGAGTTTGAGGCCCAGCACCACAAACTGTTCCCGCCCCAACCGTTCTTTGACGCCGTAAAGCGCGAAAGGGTGACGTTTGTGTCGCTTCAGCGGGATGCGGACACGCAATTTAAGCCGGATTGGGTGCAAAACGTTTGCTTGGACACCTGGGAGGACACCCGTCAGGCCGTAGCGTCTTGCGACCTTGTTATCACCTCCTGCACGTCCGTTTCGCATTTGGCTGCCGGCATGGGCGTGCCGACCTGGGTGGTTTTGCCGGCTATGGCGTATTTCCTTTATGCGCTGCCGGGAGAAACAACGCCGTATTACGATTCAATGCGACTGTTTCGCCAAAAGGCATTCGGGGACTGGTCACATCCGATGCAGGAGCTAAAAAAAGCCCTAGAAGTTTACACGTCCTAGGATCATGGCAACAAACGACGTAAATCTTTACTCGTTCAATGGGCCGTATTACAACGGTAAGACCGTTGACTTGGCCGACACCGTGATTGTGCCGCCAGACTACTTTTCGGACACAATCAAGTGTTCAACCGGGCTGACGGATTGCCGGATTTACCTTGGAGCCGTTCATGGAGGGCTGGAGGATGCTTTGGACGTCAACAATCGCTGTTCAAACCTTGAAATCGTGGCCCAGCAATGGGTGTTTGACCCAGGTCACAGCAAGATGGGTTTTACGATCAAAGGTGGCTCCAGAAACATCAAGGTTTCGGGGCTGGTGCAGGGCGATCCGTTGGTGGACATTGGCAATGCCAGCGACCAAAGCCATGACCCGACAACCGGCGTTCATCTCAATTTGCGTCGCGTTGACGGCAAGCCTATCCGGGTACGGGTGCTAAATGGCGATGAACCTACTTTTGAGCCTGGCAGCGGCCCCTATCAGTTTATTTTCCCGTGGCGCATACGCTGGTTGCGGGTTCTTGCAACGAAAATCTTTCTTGAAATGCGGAGGCATTTTAACGTATGAAGCCTGCTGTGCTTACGGAACCTCCAACGTCGGTTAATTAATGTCGTCTAATGGAGCGTTATCGCCTTTACGGACAAGCCGACGACCAACCCAAGGTTGTTGGAGATGAGCATTTTATCGGGGTGGATGAGTATTCCAACCCTGAAAATGTTCAGCCTGGCTACGTCCAAAAGGCCGTAAACCTGAATTTTAGCACGCTTAACGCTGAAACGCGGGGCGGGTTTGTGTGTTTGCCTGAAGTTGCCAAGGTTCCTTTTGCGGCTGGGTCCAATTGGGCGTTTTCTACGACTCCAGTCAACAAAGCGTGGGCCAGCGTTACCTACGGCAACGGCAAATACATTGCAGTTCAGTCGGATGGCACGGGTGTCAATGACATCATGTATTCGGCTGATGGCACGACGTGGAGCGCAGCTAGTTCAGGCATTCTTATCAAGTTTGCCTGCATTGCGTTTGGCAATGGCATGTTTGTGGCAGTCGGCGCTCTTGGTCCGACTTACAACCTTGTTACGTCGTCTGGAGACGCGCTTGTTGCTTCAAATGGAGACAACTTTGTAACGCAGCAAAGCTCGTACATTGCCTATTCGTATGACGGGCTTAACTGGTTGTACGGTGACGCCATTTACAATTACAATTGGTCTAGTGTCACTTACGGAGGCGGCCTTTTTGTTGCGGTTGCCAATGGTTTGGGCGGTACATCGCAAGTTATTACGTCTGGCGACGGCATGACTTGGACGCTGCGGACCACTCCGGCTACGCAAAGCAATCACAATTGGCGGTCGGTGGTTTATGGCGGTAACCGTTTTGTTGCTGTTGCCTCTGGCGGAAGCGGAACGCTGAACAAAGCTATGTATTCGCTGGACGGCATAACGTGGGTTGCCACGTCTACGCCAGCTGACCCGGCGGGTTGCGTTAGCGTTACTTACGGCAACGACATTTTTGTGGCGGTTGCCAACACTAGCTCCAGCGGAACAAAGGCCGCAATGACGTCTACGGATGGCATTACATGGGTCGAACGGACAACGGCTAATGCTGGCTGGACTTCAATTACGTATGGCCCTGGAACGTTTATGGCAGTTGGCAACACGGGGGTTGCGGCCAACTCCATCATGTATTCTACGGATGGCGTTACGTGGACCAAAGCTACGGCGCCTGGAACAAATTTGTGGTCGTCTGTTGTTTACGCAGGCAATTTGTACGTTGCTGTCAGCACAGATGGAAGTCCTACGCAGGTAATGACGCAAAGCCCCGTTAGCGGCGTTTACGCTACCGGCATTTATTCGGATCCGGCGACTCCTAACGACATTTGGATAATGATCGTTGGCTCGCAAAGCGTTGGGTTTTATTCGAGCGGCAAAAGTCGTCGCGTTATTAATTATCCGTCAACGCAGTACGTTACGGAGCAAGCAACGATTGTTCAGGCCAACAACTACGTCTACTTGTTTCGCGGTCCTGATGAGACACCGCTTTACTGGGACGGCAATTGGAGCGGTTCGTTTGCGCTGGTGCCAGCCACCACGCTTCCGGCTAGCTTCCTGAGCATTCCCAACAGCAATCAGGCCGTTTACTATCAAAACCGGCTGTGGGTGGTGGACGGCAAGGACAGCCTGGCGGCCTCGGACAGCTTGGCGTTTACGGATTACGACCCGCTGGCTAACTCGTTCAATCTGAACACGGGCAACAGCGATTTCGTCGTCGCCAGTTTTCCTTTTGGTCAAAACAGCCTGGTCTGCTTTAAGAACAAGTCGATCATGCTGCTTCAGAACGTCGAAGGCAGCTTGGCCGACGTTACCGTGACTGAAATCACCCGCCAAGTCGGCCTGGTAGGTATCAATGCGGTTACCAGCATCGGACCGGATCTGGCTTACGTTAGCTACGGCAACATCAATCTGCTAACGCTTACGAATACAAACAATTCGTTGCAGCACAAGACGCTGCCGTTGTCGTCCCGTATCCGCAAAATCATGGACCGCGTGAATTGGAGCGCGAGCACCAAGATCAGCGTCGGGTACTGGAACAACAAGCTGTACGTGGCACTGCCGCTCGACAATTCCACCTCCTGCAACTCGGTGGTGGTTTACAACTTTATCACGGAGAGCTGGTACGGCGAATGGGCCTTCTCGGACACGATTGCCATGAACATCGCTGGCTGGGTGGTCGTGGAGTACTTGGGTTTGCAACGCCTGCACGCTATTACCGAGGACGGTCGCATTTTCGTGACCGACGAAGGTCAGAACGACATTAGCGGGGCTACGGTGGCTGAAATCAGCACGGAAATGCTGACGCGGGCCTATCACACGTCGTCTGGTAACGAGCAAGGATACAGCTCCAATCACTTTCAGCGGCGCATGTTCTTGGATGTAGCCACCAACAGGCCGCAGTTTTCCGTGGAAACGTACACCGAGGGCGCCAGCGAATCCTACACGCTTGCCAGCAACCAAACGTTCCTGCGGTCGCAGTCCTGGCGGTTTAACGACGATCCGTATGATCTGACCAACGCCGACGATGACTTTAATCGGGCGTATCGTCGGGATTACAGCACCGGCCCCGCCAGCGTTGAGTCG